AGTAATCTGGTTCTCTAATTGCTTCATTCTATCGTGAGTTTGTTTCTGCATAATACGACAAAGTTTTTCGTGTGATTCTATTCTCTCTATTGCAGAGTTTTTAGGCATTTACTTTAATCTCCTTACACTCAAACCTAACTACAATTTTTTCTTTTTCAAAATCAGGTTTATCCCAATCTTCTAATTTTTTTAAATCTCTAAAAGTTTTTTGAGCAATAGAGTAACCAGCATTAATACAATCATAATGTGAATTAAATTGGTAACTTGATATTGTGCTGTTTGGACACTGACCTGTAGTCATGCTGCACATATATAATATTAAAATAAATTTCATAATAAATAATTCTAGTTAAAGGGATGAATAAGGTGGTGCTTATCCATCCCAATATTTCTTTATCATTTTTTAAACCAAGAAGGAAGTCCTAAATGAATACGTTTATCAAACATATTATTTTTTGATCCTAATGTTTTACAATCATTATAATGTAAAAATACTTGTATACATTCTTTACCTTTAAATTTATTTCTCCAATGTTCTAATTCGCATCCTTTATAAACTAACATATCACCACAATTTAATTTAATTTTAATACCTTTATTACCTGTGTTACCAGATGGATCAAGATATATATTCCAAGAATCTCCTCCAAGATTCATTGTTGTAGATATTTCACAACTAAATCTATCTTTGTGTCTTTTAAGTTCATCACCTTTTTTATATATTCTTGCATAAGTATAAGATGGTTGTAATTTTAATTTTGTGGTTTTTTCCATTATAGGTTGGCATTTTAACATTAAAGTTTCCATGGCTATATTAGAATACTGACTATATGTTTCTGGTATTTGTTCGTCTTTACCTTCATAATAACCTAGTATTGTTTCAAAGGGTGATATATATCTTTCTTTCTTACAAGTATCATAAACTTGTTTTTGCATTAAAAAATAATTAGCAAGAAATGTAGCAAGGTCTTTTGATATAGCTTGTTTAATAACTGCGTATTTATTTTTCTTAAACATCTTTTGACATTTCTTTTGGTACAGCTTGTATACTCCAATGTATAAATCTAAATGGTTCTAAACCAAAATCTACCGCATATTCATGTTCTAAAAATCCTGGAAATATAATTAAAGTTCCAGGTTTAGGTTTAAAATTTATTAATTCTGATCCACCCATTACACGATTAATATTTTTTAATTTTAATTTAGTTGTTCTTGCACCTGTTCTTGGTTCGTGAAATATAGGATAAGAAGTTTTATCACTACATTTTAAAAAATAAAAACCTGATACGTGCTGATTCCAATGTACGTGTGCTGAATGATGACCACCACCTTTTTTAGCAAACTCTTGTACCCACATTTCACTAAATATAGTTGTATATAAATTCATATCATAACCTTGATGATCTAAATATTCCCAAGATTTTTGACCAATGTAATTTTTAAAACCTAAAAAATTATTATCATTTATTAATGGAGTAGAATAATGTGATGTACCAAAATCTCCAAATTTTTTTATATGTTCTTTGTTTTTTTTTTCTAGCTTGATTAACATATTTATTAGTAGCTTTAGTTAATGATTTTAAAAACTCTAGTTTTTGTTCTGACCAAATAGCTGTATTAAAATAATTATTTATATACATATTATTTAAATGGTTTTCCTAAATGCCAGACAACAAGACTATATCTTGTACCAGCAGTTACTGGTTTAACTCTATGCCATACAAAAGAAGGAAAAACAATAATAGAACCTTTAGATAATATTTCTTTTGCTTTTTTTAAATGTTTACTTTCATCTCTCATATATGGATCATAATTTCTAAAATCAAATTCTAGTTCACCACCTTTATATTCTGAACCATCTGTTAATTGACAAGTCATAGATAATTTTCTTATCTTACCATGATCAAGTGTGTTTGGTTTATCATAAGGTTTATCCCAACTATCGCAATGCCAATCATAATATTGATTTAATTTATATTTTGTAAACTGACAAGATTCTGATCTATCCCAATCAAAATTCCAACCAGCATTTTTATTTGCTTCATTTACAAAAGGGTGTAATTCTTTATAAATCCAAAGATCATTCAACCAAACTAAATCAGAGTTTCTTTTTTTTTTTAAATCTAATACATCTTGTTTATTTAATTTTTTATCTCCAAATCCACCTGTTAATCCCATTACTTCTTTTTGTGATTTAGCATAAGCTATTACATCATCACAAAATTTAGGTGTTAATGCAGATTTAAAATACCAATAATAATTAGATATATTCATAAGTAATTTTTAAAATTAAATTTAAATTATCTTTTTGATTATTAGTTATTACATATTGCTGTGTACTAGGAAATATTAAAAATTTATTATTTTCTAAAGGTATATCCCAACTTCTTCCTTTTCTTCTATTGTTATCGTAATATATTCTAACCAAACAATTACTTACATTTACTCCATATAACATTGTATAGTCAGGGGAGTTTATCAAATCTACTTCATTAATATCTTTTTTAGGATAAGATTTTTCATTAGGTTTAAACATATATCCAGTAGTAAGTTTATTAGTTAATTGAAAATCATATTCTACTGTAATATGTTCTATTAAATATGTATTAAGTTTATCCCATTCCCTTGAAAAAGGAAATTCACAATCTTGTATTTGATGTTTAATTATATCTGTTTGTAAAATTTCTTTATCAATTTCAAAACCTTTTGGCATTAAAATTTGTCCAAAATATAAATCTATTTGTGATAATAATTTTTTTTTAATGTCCACTATCATTAAACTTTCTATACTATAATAAATGATCTATCAAATCCCAAGCTGTTGTATTTTCATTCCAAACATAATCCCATTCATTAATGTTAGTTTCATTTTGAGAAATTTGTTCTGCAGTTAAATCAGGTGCGTCTCCTATTGGAGATTTCCAAGTAGCAGTTGATAAATCTTTTATCCAACTAGCATAAGGTTTTTTATGCCAAAAGATTTTGTTATCTTCATCCCATGTCATACCTATACCTGCATAATTTCCTCTAAATGCTTTAGAGTTATCTCCTGAAGAATGTGTATTTTTTAATGTATTGTATGAAGTTTGAATCCACATTTCTGCTGTCCAATTATTATGTAGTTGTAAATATTGTTGTCCAACTTTTTCATCTTCGACACCATCACCATTTAGCATATCTTTATTATCTAAGGTTAATACTTGAAGAACTTTTCCATTTAAACCTATTTTTGCAAAGTGTGCCATAATTATTTTATCCTTATTATATTTTTAACTTGCTTTATACCTTATTATTACTATACCTGAACCACCTGCACCAGCTGTAGGAGTACGACCACCACCTCCACCACTACCTGTATTTGTAGTACCAGCTACTCCAACTGTAGGACCTATAGGAGGACTATCTGTTCCGCCAGCTCCACCGCCACCAGCACCACCAGCTCCACCAGCAAAATTTTCTCTTGATCCACCTCCACCACCTGCTCTCGTAGTTGGACTTCCATTAATTGAACTTGTTCCACCAGCTCCACCAACACCACCTGGTGCTGGATCATTTGCGGCATTTACACCTACAGCAGTTGCTCCACCACCGCCACCACCAGAATCAAAACTTGGACTTGATTCAGGTTTAGAATTACCACCAGCAAAACCTTGAGCTGGACTTGTTGGAGGAGTATTTCCAGCACCACCTGCATAATCACCTCTTCCACCACCGCCACCACCAGAAGCACCTGCATTACCTACTGCATTAAAAAGACCTCCGCCGCCGCCACCATTAGAAGTTATTGATAAACCTGATGAATTTGATCCAGCTCCAGCTGGAGCTGGACCTCCTCCACCTACTACTATTGGATAACCTTGTGCTGAAAGTGTAACTGCCGAACCCCCTGCTCTTGGAGAAACAGTATAAGAACCTGTAGATGTTCCTGGAGATTCTCTATATCCCCCAGCTCCGCCACCGCCAGTTCCATTTACTCCTTCACCACCTGCTCCGCCACCACCAATTACCAACCAATCTGCTGCATTAAATGGAGCAGAAGATGAAACAGAATTAACTGTAAAAGTTCCTGGTCCTGTAAAAGTATGAATTTTAAAATTTCCTGAAGTTGTTATTGTACCACCTGTTGCATCTATAAAACTTGCACCTGCAGTTGAAAATTCATTATCTAAAATTGATCTCCAACCAACTGTTGAATCTATATAAATAAAAGTTATACCTTGACCTTCTGTTTCTAAAGTAATTATAGCACCAGCAGCACCACCATTAATTTTTTCTGATCCATTAGGATCAACTGTTAAAGCATTTGAATCAAATGTATTATTATAATCTTGTATAGCTACTATTGCTCCAGCACTTCCTGCTGGTAAATCTACTTCAAATGTTCCACCTGCTGTATTACAAAAATATCCTTCACCTGCAGTTGCTGTGAATGTAGATGTTTTAATACTTCCTGTTTGCCAATTAACACCATCTGCTCCTGAAACAGCAGCAAAACTTAAATTACCAGAACCATCTGTTTTTAAAAATTGATTTGCTGAACCATCTGCTGCTGGAAAAATTAAATTATCTATTGTTACTTTTCCACTACCTTTAGGTAAAATTGATACACCAATATTAGTATCATCACCAGAAGCAGTAAGAGTTGGATTGTTGCCAGTAGCAGCATTTGCTAATGTAAGTTCATTAACTGCTGAACTTGTTGCAGTAAGATTTAATAATTCATTACCATTGGTATCACTTATTTTTGTGCCAATTTTAGGTGATGTTAAAGTTTTATTTGTTAAAGTTTGCACCCCATCTGTTGAAACATCTCCACTTCCATCTGCTCCAGAATAACTAAAATGTACTCCAACACCATCTGTATTTGAAAATGATCCTGCGCTTACTACATGAGTTACTGGAACTTTAGTATAACCAGAAGCATCAGTAACAGCACCAGATACTTTAAATGTTGCATAAGTAGATGGTGTACCTTCTTTAGTTACAGTTATAATTCCTCTTGCTGTTGCGTTAGATACATCATCCCAAGATTGTACAAATGAAGATATATCTGCACTTGCATCATCTGCATCATCTACATATAAAATTGAAACTGAACTTATTGTACCATTATTAAAAGCAATTTTACCTGCACCCGGATCAGCATCAGAAGTTGAACTACTCCAAGTCATTGATAACTGTGAGTTAGTACCAGCAGCTCCAGTAGCACCAGTTGATCCTGTGCTTCCTGTAGAACCTGTTGAACCTGTATCTCCTTTATTACCAGACCTTGAAAAATGTACTGATAGTTCATCATCAGCACTAAATGTATTGTTACTTGCTAAATGAGTAACTGCTAATTTTACATATCCAGAAGCATCTGTAGAAGCACCAGTTATATTAAATCTTGCATAAGTTGATCTATCGTTAATGTCGTAGATCATTAAGTTACC